AAACTATAGGATTACCTTATTTAAAACACAAGTTTCCTTCCGCTAAAATACTACAAATAAAGTGTGTTAACTGGGATGTAAACAAAACAAAAACAGATACCTAAGAAGGAAAAGTAATGGCAAGTAAACTAACTAACTGGATTAATTCAAAACTCAAAGCTAAAGGTATGTCCTCTAAAGAAGCTCAAAAAAGTGCAGGTAAGTATTCAAGTATAGCTGCAGCTAAAAAGGCTGGTAGTCTGTATTACACAGATAAAAAAGGTAGAGTTATGATTGCAGCTTACGCTGAGGATTTAAAAGCTCCAAAAAAACCTGTAAAAAGACCTGAAGTAAAAGTTAAAAAAACAGAGAATGTCTCTAATAAAGAAGTTGAAAAAGCTATTGCAAAGGCAAAATCAAAAATAAAAATAGCTGAGTCTGAAGCTAGTGTTAGGGCTGCTGAAAAAGCTTTTGCAGAAGCAGATAGAAAATTAGACATTTTTAATAAAACAACTGTTTTAAATGAAACAGCTAGAAAATTTAAAGAAGAAAAAGTAAAACTTAAAAATGAACTAAAAGAAAAATTAAAAGAGCCTAAAGTATCTGTGACTATAATTAAAGCTTCTCCCGGTCCATTAAAACGTAAACCTACTGATGAAGAAAGAGTTAAGAATGAACAACTCAGACAAAGAAACAGCAAAGAAGTAGAAGCTGCAGACAGATATAGACAACCGGGTCAAGGAAGTGGTCGTGGGCTAAGAGGTACTAGACCTGAAGGTTATAAAAAAGGAGGATTAATAGACATGAGAAAGACAGGTTTGTTTAAGTAACAACCGTTTTTAAGTTTAATAATATAAAGGAATACTAAATGGATAAAATGAAATCATCTATCGCAAGTATAACTCAAATAGGAGTTGCACTTTTAACTTTGTCTATCGTGGCATCTCTGCTCGTTGGGCCTAGCAATCTTATCTTCTTAGGGAATGCAGTAGGAAACATTGTTGACCTAATTGAAAACTTAGGAAGTTCTGGACTTGCTGGACTTATTGCTACAGGAATTATACTACACCTATTTGGTTGGTCAGGTTTTTGTGATTGCAATAGTAAAGGTAAATAAAACATAACGGGGTTGCAATTATAGCAATTTTATGTTATAACTAAGTATGGTATAACTTCCTGAGTAAGTCAGATTTCCTGACCTACTTATTTTAAAAAAAGGAAGTATACTATGCTAAAAAATTTATGGCGCAGAGCAGTGGCTGCACAAGAACGAAGAGCCAACTACTGGAAATTACAAAACATGACAGACAAAGAATTGCGAGACATTGGTGTTGAGCGTTATCAAATTAAACAAAGGATTTTTAAATGATGAAGAAAAGTGGTGGCATGAAAATGGCTGGTAGTATGACTAAGAAAAAACCCTCAACCTATATGGCTGGTGGTATGGCTAAGAAAAAACCTGCAGCTAAAATGATGGGTGGCGGCATGGCTAAGAAAAAATCTATGGGCTATGAAGCTGGTGGCATGGCTTTAAAAAAACCTACAGGTGGAGCAAAGAAACTACCTAAAGCTGTACGTAACAAAATGGGCATGATGAATAAAGGCGGTATGGCAAAGAAGAAAGCTAAGTAATGTTAGCTCAACTTATATCCCCAGTTACAGGACTACTTGACAAGTTCATTGAAGACAAAGACCAAAAGAATGCTCTCGCTCACGAGATAAGCACTATGGCTGAACGCCACGCACAAGAACTAGCTATGTCTCAGATTAAAGTTAATCAAGAAGAGGCAAAGTCAGGCTCTTTATTCATTGGTGGTTGGAGACCTTTTGTAGGTTGGACTTGTGGTATTGCTTTAATGTATCACTTTATTTTACAGCCTTGCATACTATTCTTTGCTACTATATTTGGTGCAGAGTTACCTCCACTACCATCCTTTGATATGGGTAGTCTTATGACTGTTCTTATGGGTATGTTGGGTCTTGGCGGTTTACGTTCATATGAAAAAACTAAAAAGATAGCTAAGAAATGAGCATAGAAAACTTTACACTTTGCTTAAACATGCTTCTGAAACATGAAGGTGGTTTTGTAAATCACCCATCAGACCCCGGAGGCATGACAAATTTAGGCGTTACGAAAGCTGTATATGATGCGTACACTAATCGTAACGCTACCGAAGAAGAGATGAGAGCGTTAACACCCATAGATGTAGCTCCTATTTATAGGAAAAACTATTGGGACAGGGGGAGATGTGATGGTCTACCTAGTGGAGTTGATTGGTCTGTATTTGATTGGGGCGTTAATAGTGGAGTGGGCCGTTCAGCAAAAGCCTTACAAAGGATTGTGGGTGTTACTGCTGATGGTGGTATTGGCCCTATGACACTTAAAGCTGTTGCAAACTTTGAGCCTAAAGACATCATAGTTAAGATGCACTCTACTCGTCAGAGCTTTTATGAAAGTCTTTCTACCTTTAAAACATTTGGTAAAGGCTGGACACGTAGAAATAATGAGACATTAGAAACAGCATTAGAAATGTTAGGAAAATAACAATGAAAAATAAATGGGTATGGATAGGTTTAGCTCTTGCAGTATTTATAGTTGTTATGTTTTACGGAACTAATAAATTAATGTGTACTCCACCGTGTCTTTAAATGCAAAAGGAGTTAACACCTCAACAAAAGTCTACAATGACGTGGAGATGGACAGCATTAATACTCTACCTTTTGATATGTTTTTATGACTTTATGTTCTGTCCTATATGGTATGGACTTAATAGACCAGATATATCACAGTTTATGGAAATAATAAACTCAACAACAGAGCCAATGATACAAATGGAATTAATGAAAAAACTAACAGGACAACATAATCCGTTTACTTTAATGGGTGGTGGCTTATTTCATTTAGCATTTGGAGCGATACTAACAGGATCTGCATTTGCAGAAAAAGGAAAATAGCATGGCAAACAAAACAGTAGATGCACCTAAAGGATTTCACTGGATGAAGTCAGGTAAAGGTTACAAGCTAATGAAGGGTGAGTATAAGCCTCACGCTGGTGCAGTAAAGAAAGCCTCCTTTGAAGTACAGAAAGTTCACAAAAAATGACACGAGTATTAACGGATAATCAAACTAAATTCTTAGAAGTCTTGTTTGATGAAGCTGGTGGTAATCATGCCTTAGCAAAAAAACTTGCAGGGTATAGTGAAAACACTCCTACTAAAGCTGTAAGAGATTCTTTAAAAGATGAGATAATGAGTGCAACAACTGAGTACTTAGTTCAGATAGCACCCAAAGCTGCAGTAGCTATGGCTAAAGCATTAGATGATCCTACTGAGTTAGGTATACGAGATAAAATGTCTGCAGCTAAAGACCTGTTAGACAGAGGTGGTTTTGGTAAAGTTGAACGTGTAGATGTTAATTCATCTAGTGGTGGTGTATTTATTTTACCAGCTAAAGAAGGTAAGAACGAATAAAACATGAAGACTTAGGGTATTGGGAATTACCTAAACCTAAAAGAGGAAAAGAGAAACAATGGCACACTATTGCCAGAGTATCTCTTACTACTGTACCTTTCGGGTATGAAGTTAATAAAGATAACGACAGGTTGTTAGAACCTATACGAGATGAACTAGAAGCTTTAGAAGTAGCTAAAAAACATTTACTGCAATACAGTTACAGAGAAGTAGCGCAGTGGTTAACTAGACAAACTGGTAGAAGCCTATCCCATACGGGATTAAAGAAAAGAATTGACATTGAGCGAAAACGTAAAAAAACAATTACTATTAAACGTAAGCTTGCCCAACGACTTGCCCAAACGCTCCAAGAAATCGAGAACCTCGAAACGCAAAAAGTTGGAACTTACTCCAATTAAAGAAAAAGTTGACGCTGTACCTGCTCAATCTGTAGCACCAGCATATGACGTACAAGAAGCTCAGGATGTAGTCTTTAAACCTAATGAAGGACCACAGACAGACTTCTTGTCTTCGTCTGAAAGAGAAGTACTTTACGGTGGAGCAGCAGGTGGTGGTAAATCTTACGCTATGTTGGCTGACCCACTACACGGATTAAATAGTGGAAACTTCAGTGGACTACTAGTACGACACACTACAGAAGAACTACGAGAATTAATACAGAAAAGCCAAGAGTTATATCCTCGTGCTATACCGGGGATTAAATGGTCAGAACGAAAGAGCCAATGGATCTCACCTAGAGGTGGTAGACTTTGGATGTCATACCTAGATAAAGATATGGATGTTACACGCTACCAAGGACAGGCGTTTAACTGGATAGGTTTTGACGAGTTAACACAGTGGAGTTCTCCTTACGCTTGGGACTACATGAGATCTCGTTTACGTAGTGCCTACGCTAAAGAGTTAGGCTTGTATATGAGAGCTACTACAAACCCCGGAGGTGCAGGACATCAATGGGTTAAGAAAATGTTTATTGATCCATCCCCTTCACGAGAACCATTTTGGGCTACTAATATTGAAACAGGAGACACTATTACATTTCCTAAAGGTCACACTAAAGAAGGTGAACCTTTATTTAAACGTAGGTTTATACCTGCAAGTTTATTTGACAATCCTTATCTTGCTGAAGGTGGCGACTATGAAGCAATGCTTCTTTCACTTCCAGAACACCAGAAGAAACAATTATTAGATGGTAACTGGGATGTTAATGAAGGAGCAGCATTCCCTGAGTTTAACAGGAGTATACACGTAATTGATCCTTTTAAGATACCTCAAAGCTGGTCTAGATTTAGAGCTTGCGACTACGGGTACGGGAGTCATACAGGTGTACTTTGGATTGCAGTTTCTCCTAGCGATCAATTAATTGTATATAGAGAATTATATTGTTCTAAGGTTACAGCTACTGACCTAGCTGATATGATACTAGGTGCTGAACAAGAAGACGGAACAATTCGGTACGGTGTCTTGGATAGCTCCCTTTGGCATAAGAGAGGTGATACAGGTCCAAGCCTTGCAGAGCAGATGAATATGAAGGGTTGCCGTTGGCGACCTTCGGATCGCTCTAGAGGCTCACGAGTGGCAGGTAAGAACGAGCTACATAGACGCCTGCAGGTAGATGAGTTTACAGACGAACCTCGCCTTGTATTCATGTCTACCTGTACAAATACAATATCTCAAATACCTGCGTTACCTCTAGATAAAAATAACTCAGAGGATGTAGATACTAAATCAGAAGATCACTTGTATGACGCTTTACGATATGGTATAATGACACGACCTCGTAGTTCAATATGGGACTTTAACCCGGCAACCCAGAGATCAGGCTTTCAAGCTTCTGATCCTACATTTGGATACTAATACTTATGGCAGATGAAAACAACTTTATGGAAACTGATGCGTCTTCTTCTTTAGATGATATTAAAGATATAGAAAACTCAGATGATCCTAAATCAGGTAGTATAGTTCAATTAGTTGAACAGCGTTTTAAAAAAGCTGAAGATGCTAGATATGTAGATGAACAAAGATGGATGAGTGCGTACCGAAACTATAGAGGTTTATACTCTGCGGATGTAAAGTTTACTGAAGCTGAAAGATCTAGGGTGTTCGTTAAGGTCACTAAAACTAAAACTCTTGCAGCATACGGACAAATTGTTGATGTGCTATTTGGTAATAGTAATTTTCCATTGTCAGTAAATCCTAGTCGTTTACCTGAAGGTGTAGCTGAAACTGTTTCCTTTGAAACAGATCCTCAAGGACAAAAAATAACTGAGCAATCACAGGCAGCATTTGCTAAAGATGATCCTGTAAAACGTAAACCTTTATTTAGTCCAGATACTAAGTTAGAACCCGGTGATACTTTAGATAGTCTTAAAGAAAGACTAGGACCACTAGAAACTAGACTAGATACAGTTGCAGATTTACTAATAGAAAATAAAGCAGTTTCTGCAAGTGGTGTTACATTTCATCCTGCAATGGTTGCAGCTAAAAAGATGGAAAAGAAAATACATGACCAACTAGAAGAGTC